CGAACTCATTGGAACACTTTACGATGAAGAGAATCGTCGAAAGCTTGAATGGAGCATTGGAGCGATTATTTCAGGCGATTCGAAACGCATTCAGAAGTTTATTGTCATTTATGGATCGGCTGGGTCTGGGAAGTCAACGGTACTTAACATCATCGAAAAGCTCTTCGATGGCTACTGGTCGGCTTTCAACGCAAAAGATCTTGGTGCGTCAAACGCAGCCTTCGCTCTTGAATCCTTCAAATCGTTTCCGTTGGTATCCATACAACACGACGGGAACTTATCGAAGATCGAAGACAATACCAGGCTAAATTCACTGGTCTCTCACGAGACGATGGAGGTAAATGCTAAGTTTGAGAAGTTGTATTCTTCCAAATTTAACACATTCCTTTATGTTGGCACCAATACGCCGGTAAAAATAACAGAGGCGAAAAGCGGTATTATAAGGCGACTCATTGATGTCAGGCCATCGGGTAAGAAAGTATCGCCTAACAGATACAAAAAACTCGTGAAGCAGATCGACTTCGAGCTTGGAGCAATTGCTTGGCACTGTCTTGAGGTGTATAAATCGCTCGGCGAGAATTACTACGACTCATACGTACCGATCGAGATGATCTCAGCAACAAATGACTTCTTCAACTTCGTATCTTATTATTACGAAGACTTCGCATCGGCGGATCAAGTTACGCTCAATGAAGCTTGGGCGAAATACGATGAGTGGTGTACTTTCACAGGCACCATCAAGCAGAAACAGCAAACGTTTCGCACCGAGCTTCTAAATTATTTTAGAGAATATAAAGAGCGTGCATATATAAATGGCGTTAGAGTACGCAGTTTATATTCTAGTTTTATAAAAGAAAAGTTTGAGATAGGAAAGGAGAAAGAGGATGGTAAAGAAAGCAATGAGTCTGGCAAAGAGGTTTACGAATCTGACAGTGTTCATCGCGGGAGTGATGATAGGATTTCCGCTGGGGCTGATGGGAGTAGACCTGACGAAGAAAACTGGCTCGAACTAACCGAGCAGCCGTCACTCTTCGATACTAAGTTTTCAGAGTGGCCGGCACAATATGAAAAAGACTACGGTAAGGGTGGACAGCCTGAGAAAGCCTGGGCAAACTGCAAAACCTACCTTAAAGATCTTGACACCACCCTTACGCATTATGCAAAGCCGCCGGGTGACATACCAATCATCATGGCGGACTTCGACTTAAGAGGAGAGGACGGTGAAAAGGATTTACAACGCAACCTCGAAGCTGCGGCAGCGTGGCCGAAGACTTATGCGGAGCTTAGCAAATCAGGTGGAGGTATTCACCTCTACTATTTATATTTTGGCGACCTTGATAAGATTTCTAGTGTCTATGCGCCGGGAATCGAAATCAAGGTCTTCAAAGGTGGGTCGGCTATACGGCGAAAGCTGACTAAGTGCAACAATATACCGATTGCAACATTCACAGGTGTGTTGCCACTGAAAGGAGAGAAAAAGAAAAAGGTGGACTGGGAAGGCTATAAGAATGCCAAGCATCTCCACGAACATCTGGTAAGGGAGATCAAGAAGAACTTAAACAAAGAAGTACACGCAGACACGACATCGTCGATCGATATGATCAAGAAGATTCTTGACGATGCACACGAGTCGGGTATTCCTTATGACGTATCTGATCTTCGTCAGCCAGTATTTCTGTTCGCTTGTAATTCAACGAATCAGAAGGATCGGTGTATCAAGACCGTATCGGAGATGCAGTGGAAAAGTGAAGAGATAGACGATCCTAAAATTAATCCATCTCAATCAGGAAAACCGATTGTCATAGACATAGAGATCTATCCACCCGATGAGGAGAAGGGAATGGAAGGTCTCTTTTTAATTTGCTGGAAGTATTATGGAGCGCCGGACGATTCTATCGTAGCAATGGTCAATCCCAAAGCATACGAAGTCGAGGCGCTCTTTCAGTATATGATGATTGGATACAACATCTTAGAGTACGATGCACCATTACTTTACGGTGCAGCGATGGGATGGACTAATAGGAAGCTTTATGACACGTCTGATGCAATGATCAATAAGGACCTGCAGCCGCCAAACAAGTATCAGGCGAAAAAGATGGTCCTTTATGACGTGTACGAATACTGCAAAGCTGCCGGTGATGGGAAGAGTCTTAAGAAGTGGGAAATCGAGCTTGGAATTTCACATATGGAGATGGGAATTCCTTGGGATCAGGCTGTACCGAAGGAAATGTGGCCACAGATTATCGAGTATTGCAAGAACGACGTCATTGCAACCGAGAGAGTCTTTGACCATACCAAAGGATACAGGATGGCAAGAGATTTTCAGGTTAACTTGGTTAAAGCTCTTCATGGCGATTCGATTCAGGTATCAACGTCTGATACAGCGAACACGTTAACCAAAAGAGCTATCTTCGGTGCTAATGTGAAGCCGCAGAATGAGTTTAACTATCGCGATTTGGCAAGACCTGTAGAGTCTAAGATGTACGATTCGTATCGGGAGAAGTTTGGTCCTGATTACAAGTTTCGTGTCTGGAACGATAAAGGTCTTCCTGAAGGACGCGATTATATTCCGGGCGAAGTTTTGCCAGATGGATGGTCAATCCTGCCATTTTTCCCGGGGTATGTGTTCGACAAGTTCGCTAAGAAGGGCTTCCAGTCATGCTTTCACGAAGACTATGGCGGTGAAGGCGGAAGGACGTACAGTAAGCCTGGCGTATATGTCGATGTATGGGATGGTGATATAGCATCGCAGTATCCTCACTCAATCATGGCTGAAATGCTGTTTGGGCCGCGCTACACCAAGATATTCGCGGAAATTGTTAAGGCTCGAATCGCAGTAAAGCATAAAGACTATGAAACAGCAAGTAAGCTACTTGGCGGAGCGTTGAAGCCGTTCTTGTCTGATGAGACAGCGAAAGATCTTGCTCAGGGAATGAAGATCATAATCAATGCAGTCTATGGTCTTACTAAAGCAAGCTTCGAGAACGAATTCAGAGATCCGAGAAACGTTGACAACATAGTGGCTAAGCGTGGAAACCTGTTCATGCTCGTATTAAAAGAACAAATCGAAGCCCGGGGTTATTCAGTCGTGCATATAAAAACCGATTCGATTAAGATAGCGAACGCGACGGAAGAGATAAAGAATTTCGTTGTTGAGTTCGGCCGCGAATACGGGTACGAGTTTGAAACAGAAGGCGAATTTTTAAAGTTCGCACTCGTTAATGATGCAGCTTATGTCGCATACGACAGAAAGGAGGGCTGGATTACAAAAGCTGCCCAGTTCCAGGAGCCCTATGTCAGGAAGACGCTCTTCACGAAGGAAGAAATTCAATTCGATGATCTGTGTCAGACCTTCAACGTTCACGCCGGTAGTTTATATTTGGACAGAAACGAGAAACTTGAGTGCGTTGACGATGAACTTGAAAATGCGCAGAAAGAATATCAGAGGCATTGTCGAAAGTTCGAAAAGCATTTGAAGAAGATCTATCCTGACATAACTGACAATTGGATTACTTCGTTTCTTTGGTGCGAAGATCGAGCATTCGACTATCTTCACAATAATCCGGAATCACAAACCGAATTATATTTGTGGCAAACGCGCAAGCTGATCGACAAAGTCAACGATCTCAAGGAAAGACAGCCCAAAGGGCATAATATGCAATTCGTTGGGCGTGTTGGGAGATTCTGTCCGGTGGTAGAAGGGGCTGATGGCGGCATACTTTATCGTGTCCAGGATGGCAAGAATTATGCCGTCGGAGGCTCCTCGGGATACAGATGGCTGGAGGCAGAATACATCCGGAAGTATGGTATGGAGAGTCAAGTTGACTATTCATACTATAGAAATCTTGTGGATGACGCTAAAGAAGCCATCACGAAATTACTGAATGGCACCGACATGGATCTTGAATGGTTCGTGTCGGAGCCTAATGAAGAGGACGATTTCCTCAATATTCCTGAAGAAGAGAATAGAGAGGTAGTAATTAAGGAGACAAAAGATGCAGACAGTTGATGTAAGTACAAATAACACAATTGTTCTGGGTCGGGCTAATGAATCCGGAGACCACGATACTGTGGTCTTCGATATTAGCTCGATTCGTAGTGAACACGGAGAGGGACTCGTATCTCTCAGGTACAGGCGTGCTGCTAACGAGCCTGTATATATTCCATCCGGCGTAACAGTTGATGGCGATACCGTAACGTGGGTTCCGAGTAAGATCGACCTTGGCATCAAATCTAATTCCGGTGAGTGCGAAATCCGCTTCGAGTACGATAACGGCGTTTATATTTCTCGTACATTCCCTGTTGTGGTGCTTCAAAGCGTCGTACATGAGCCTCAGGACCTGTATGATGGATGGCTTAATGAGCTTCAGGCGTATGTCACGACAATTACTGAAGCGGACGCGATTGACTATATCGAGATGGATGAAGACCACAGGTTGATCGTTCATTTTATCGATGGCACCTCTTATACCTCACCCTCGCTTTTAGGACCTAAGGGAGATAAAGGAGAAAAAGGAGATACAGGAGATACAGGAGATACAGGTCAACAGGGAGACAAAGGAGAAAAAGGAGAAAAAGGAGACAAAGGAGAAAAAGGAGACAAAGGAGACAAAGGAGACATCGGCGAGAAAGGAGATAAAGGCGATCGCGGAGCTAAAGGCGATAAAGGAGACAAAGGAGATAGAGGCCCGCAGGGACTGAAGGGTGATAAAGGCGATACTGGCGAAAACGGAGCATCGGCATACGAGCAGGCTGTAGAAGGCGGATATACTGGAACCAAGGCAGAATTTATTGATATTTTAGGATCTATTGGGGAAAGCGATTTCGATCTCCCTGTGGCAAAAGGTAGCGGATCGAATTCGTTAGTGGTAGGCAACATAGAGACAAATAAAGCGACTAATAACTATTCAACAGCATTTGGCCATCAAACAATATCGTCAAATAAAGAATCCCATGCCGAAGGTTATAGTACGTTAGCGTCTGGAATATGTTCTCATGCCGAAGGAAACTGTATTATTAAAACGATTACTCTCACTGGGGAGAGCGGTGCAACAGCGTATAACTATGGCGATTCTTTTGACGAATGGGATGTTAAATTTATCCAAGACCGGCTGATTTCAAATCAGGCAATGGTGTTAAGTCTTAACTCGTCTGGATCAGAGTTTGATACATCCGACTATATTACCGTTACTGGAATCGACCCGGATGCATCGACAATAACGTTCAGTAAGACTCTGTCGGCAGATCAAGCAGTTACTTCACGTAAGTTTAGATTAATTTACAGAAACGTGGCATCAGCAACTACAGCTCATTCTGAAGGATCTGCTACGCTTGCCATAGATAAATATGCACATTCTGAAGGATTTGCGACAATTGCTTCTGGCGAAGGAGCGTCAGCATCAGGCTATAATACTATCGCGTCAGGAGAATATGCATCTTCTTCCGGCGTCGAAACCAAAGCTTCTGGTTCAGCGTCGCAATCAGACGGAGTAGGCACAGTCGCTAATCATTTAGCTCAGCGCGCCGGAGGTATGTATAACGTTCCTGATTCTAGCGAAGCTACAGCAGATGCACTCGGTAATTATCTTGAGATCATTGGCAACGGAACTGATGAAGATCATCGATCAAACGCCAGAACTCTTGATATTAACGGTAACGAAGTTCTTGCTGGTAAAATAACATTAGGCGCATATCCAACAAATGCTATGGATGCTGCAACTAAAGGTTATGTTGATTCTACCGTGGAGGAATCTGTTGATCCTGCATCTATCGCTCAGGCTGTCGAGGATTATCTGGATGAGCATCCGGTCGTTGTTTCAGCCGCAGTGGTTGTTTCTGTAGCTGACTATGGCGCAGTTGGCGATGGTGTGACTGATGATTCTGCGGCAGTTCAGAGCGCTATCGATGATAATTATGATGTCTATTTCGAAAGCGGAAAAACCTACTATCTTGCATCTACAGTTACGATTGATCATGACTGCAAATTGCATGGTGGGTTGAACACTACGATCAAGACCAAAACTCCGTCTGGTGGCGTAGTTAATAACGCTTTTAACGTGCAGGGAACCCTGAAAAAGACCACTACCTTGACCACAGATTATATCAGTAATGGTTCCACAGATAACAGCAATAATAGATTTACATTGTCCGACATGACTGGGATTGACATCGGCGATGTGATGGTAATCACTGCAACTGACCAGTATTATAGTTATGCACGGCAGTATTACTATCTCGGGGCAACTCTCCTGATCACAGACATCTACGATGGTCATATTTACTCCTGCGACAGTATGCCTTGGGATATCGAGAATACAGCAAATGTCAGTGTAAAGATTTACGATGCCCCGGCTGTTATATTTGAAAATCTGCATTTTGTTTCAGATCTTGATAGCAGGGGTAATTATAGGTACTTTATACTGCTTAATCATTGCAAGAATTCTGTCATAAGGGACTGCTATATGACGCAGATGGATAATGGAATCCACGTCATTGAATGCGTCAACACATTAATTGATAATGTCTCGCTATCAAAATCGAAGTGGGATAACTCGCTTCAGGGAGACGGATATGGTATCCACATCGGCTCTTGTACGAATACAGTGCTTGAACGGATCATGGCAACATGCGCCCAGCATTCTGTCACCATTTCAGGCACGATCCCCGCCATTAATACCTTTGTGAGACATTGCGAATTAACGAGCGAATGCCGTGCGCCCGGTTTTGACACACATGAAAGCGTATACAATGTTGTGGTCGAAGACTGTGTACTTGGCACGGCATGCTTAAATGGAACCGTTACGATTAATCGCTGCCGAGTTATAAATAACAGGCGACATAGCGACCAGCAACAATATGTTAGTATATACGGAAATCATAATCCGGCATGGTCGAAATACCGCATCTCAAACACGGAGTTTGAGGGAACCGGAATCATCATTCGTAGCTCATCGCCGCAGGATCCAATTCAGTCATATGATAGCGTGGTTGGTGAAGTGATATTAGAAAACTGCACTGGCGGAATCGTGGTTTATGAGCCAACGACAAATGCGACAATCCTGTCGAATACGCTGAATGAATTGTCGGTTAAGAATTGCAAAGACTTTTCATATATTATGTATGATGGAAATAATGCCATCAAAAAGCTGATAGTAGAAGATTCAACGTTTACAAATAATCGGTGGCTTTCCGACGGTAACAGCAACCACGGGCTTATTACATCCGGGATCGAGTATCTTGAGGTAATGAATGCAGATCCAATGACACATAAAGTATCTGTGGATAAAGCAGATGCGTTCGGAGCCAATTATATCCTTCCGAAAGATGTTGGGATTCAACTTTCGTCAAACAATGCGAACGCAAAATTCGTTGTATGCGGATCCAATCTTGTGTCGAATAATGCGGATGATTATGTTGTCGGATCAGTTGGTGGCCCAGATGGCGGAACCCTTTCGAGAACAAAAGATACAAGTGGAGGTGCTTCGATTTCAATTGATACAGATGGCAATCCTGTTTTTACACAGAGCGCAAGTAGCACAGCGAAGCTGTCATTCTACCCAGTTGGAATGTTTTACATCAAGGAACCCGGCAAAGTCGAATTGTCTGCAACACTTAAAAATACAGGCGGGACAAGCGGCGCATCCTTTTATCCGACGATAGCGATCGTGGACTGTGATACTGGTAAAATCATCTGGAGAGGGCAGGGAACAGCTATAACAGCATCGGTTGAGGGAACTGAAGCGTCTTGTACTAGGGGTGTTGGAAAACGAAATTGTGTCGCAATGGGATATTTCTATTGCAATTCTCCTGTTTCTGGATCGGAAACTACTTTTGAGAATCTGCAAGTGAAGTTTGTCCCGACATTTGGATCAGCACCAATTGAAAAGCCATATGAAGCAAAAAGACTGACAGGTGATGGCACAATCTTAAGTCTTGATGGCGTAAACAACATCATGTCATCCGAAGCAAATTTCAGCGTGAAATTCATCGCAGATTATGTGAACAACCCGATTGGGTTGCTTGCTAGTGGCAAGGGGGTGAGTTTCTGATGGATTACAAGATAAGTGACACTGATTTGACATCAGTCGCAAATGCGATCAGAACTAAGGGCGGGACAAACGCACCTCTGTCTTTCCCGACTGATTTCATCGATGCCATCGGAGACATTAACATAAGCGGGTCAGTCACATTAATCACTAAATCTATTTCAGCAAACGGCGTGTACGAAGCGAGTGATGATAATGCGAATGGTTATTCGGAAGTATCAGTAAATGTTCCGTCTAGGCATGTAAGGGGGACGTTTACTGGAACAGCTTCTGGCGCCATGAATGTTTCAATCCCATATACGGGGAATGGTTATCCGATACTTACTATCATAAATCCTACTGGAGGGGCGTATAATTCAGACACGGAATTCTATCAAACAGTTAAGAAATTGGCTATATGCAGTTTCGTGCTAATTAAGAATGATTTTGGCTCAACGCCAGATTATTCCACATATGGAACCCCGGAAAACGCAGGAAGTGTTCTTGTGCGATACAAAAGTAGCGATTCTGATCCAACCACATACACTGCTGGCAATGGAACACTCAATGCTGATATGCATACTACTCGTGCCGCATCCAATGCAAGCAATTCATGCGCACGTTTTATAGGTGCTAAAACGCTGTCAGTTTACATCGCAGATACATCCTATGGCTTTATGAGAGACATCGAGTATACATACGACATTGTGTACTCAGAGTAAATTGTGTCTTGTTCGTAATAGGGGTCTAATACGAACTAAATAGGTAACCAGGGTTGCTGCGTAATGTGGCAGCCCTTTTATATTTGCTTATGAAAGGAGAGACTGAGAATGGGAGATAACATCAAGAAACCTGATCATTACTGTGAGGGAAGAGAATACGAGCCGAAAGATGTGATCCGGGATTGGGGACTTAACTTCAATCTCGGATCTGCTGTTAAGTACATCAGTCGTGCCGGGCGTAAGGGAGACAAGCTGGAAGATCTTCGTAAGGCCAAGCAGTTTCTGGAGTTTGAGATTGAGGTTTTGGAAGAAGAGGAGAGGATGCCAAGGGAGTTCTTTTACAAATCTATAGACGCTCTCGACGAATGTAAGGCGAGGCTTTCGGATAAAGATAAGATGGAGCAGGAAGAGAAATCCGATATCGGTATGACATGCAAAGAAGCTGCGGAGATTGGTGATGCAATAGCTAAAGGCTTCGAGAAAGGTTTCAAAGAAGCCGAGGAGAAACATGACGAATCTGAACTTGATATATATTGCAGGGGTTTTGACGCAGGATATGATTGGGCTCATAAAGACTTAAGAAGCGTCGAAGATACATTTACAATTTCATTCAAAGTAGAGGAGGACTAATTATGAAACTGGTGAGAAGAGAATGGGTTGATGCAAGAGGAAACATCAGAGATAGCCTTTACATCAAGGGGATTCAGAAGACTGACGTCAAGTGGAGTAATATCGGTGGAAGACTTAATCCGAATGACGATCCTTCGACAAAGCCTTCACATTATTTCGATCTGGATGTGACGGATCCGGAACTTCTTGCATATCTTGTGGCAGCAGGGGTTACTGTCAAGGAGACACCGGACTATCACAATCCGGACGAGATTAACCATCGTGTGCGGTTTAAGATTTACCCGAAGACGAATCCGGTAATCCGTGTCGTGACGCCTTCAACAGGAGTGGTGACAGACCAGCCGTATGGTACCTGGGGAGAAGTCGATGCTCTGAACTACACAGAGATGAAGATCGAGTTCCACATTTTCAAGTCAGATTTTCACGGCACACACTTCATTCCGTCAGTGAGTATCCTTCAGGTTGAGGCTGACGAGGGTGTCGGTGAGACCGGTCACAGCTTCAGTAACGAGTTCTTCGGCTACTCTTCGGAGGATGAGAACGCTGTCGAGGGCGATGCGTTTGTGTAAAATTGTGAACATTCTGTGAACAAATGGGCCACTTATGGGACATTTTATGGGACACTTTTTAAAAAATATTTGTCCCATTGGGCCAAATATTTGGCCCATTGTCCCATTGGTGACTGTCGAAATGGCACAAAATGAGTCCAAAAAGGGTCAAAAAGGGCATTTTTCGCCTAAAATGGGCCAAAAATTGGGCCAAATGTGCCATTTTTTCTTATTTTTATATAATTTTTATTTTTTATTTTTATCAGAAAGAAAAGGGGTCAAAAAGTGGGCTTTTGGCCCATTGGCGTTTTGAAAGGAGATTTTTGTCGAAATGGATGGCGTAGATGAACTCCTATCCCGATTGCAGGGAAAGCAGCTTACCATACCCGATGATCTGACAGATGATCAGCTTCTTTATTGGATGCTTGGATACACAGCATGCCAGGATGCAGTGGTTGAAGTTATCAGACAGTTAAAGGAGGGCGACCGTGAAAATCGAAACAAGCAGAGAGGATACCAGGCTTAAACTTAATAAGTTTGTTCCAGCGAAAGAGTTCTGGGTTAATGGAGTTCGTGAGCCCTGCATCTCGACAGGTGTGAAAGTTCGGTTTTTGGTGGGGGGGCGAATAATGAAGAATCGCCGCTGCGTATTGATTAATATTGCTATTGAGATACTAATGACATTATTCATGTATTTCTGTGCTAATCCTCGTGAACCTGCAACGGGTCGTGTTATGATATTTCTTATAGGCCAGATGGTAACATTACTACAGATCTTAGTTTATCTAGTGACGTGTTGGGACAAATAATTATTATGCTATGATCAAACTCTACAAGCATCAAACTGATGCAATAAATGAAATGAGAAATGGCTGCGTACTCGTAGGCGGGATGGGATCGGGAAAAAGTCTGACTGCTCTCGCCTACTATTATATTAAGGTGTGCGATGGTAAACTTCGGATTGATGGAGAAACTCAGAAATCGGAAGATATGAGAAACCCTCGCAATCTTGTGATCATCACGACAGCCAAGAAACGCGATACAAATGAATGGGAGATGGATCTTGCATATCTGAATCTGCAGAAAGGAGAGAACGGTAACGGTGTTACAATTGAGATCGACTCTTGGAATAATATAAAGAAATATAAAGACCATACCGGCTGCATGTTTATATTTGACGAGCAACATATCAAAGGGAGCGGCGCTTGGGTAAAAACATTTCTCAACATAGCGAGGAAGAACCAGTGGATTCTTCTAAGCGCCACACCCGGCGATACATGGACTGATTACATTCCAGTCTTTGTGGCAAATGGTTTTTATAAGAACAAGAGTGATTTTACAAGAAGACATTGTATCTACAGCAGATTTGCAAAGTATCCGAAGATCGAGAGGTACGTAGACGAAGGGATCTTACTTAAGTATAGGCGTATGATCTTAGTTAAGATGAACTATGAGAAACATACAACCGGATACGATGTAACGATTCCCTGTGACTACGACAAAACACTATACAAAACTGTATGGCGAGATCGTTGGGATCCGTATGACAACTGTCCCATTCAGGAAACCGGTAAACTGTTCTACCTACTTAGAAAGGTGGTGAACGACGACGCTAGTAGATCCAAAGCTTTACGAGACATTATTAAGTGCCATATGCGAGTCATCGTATTTTACAATCACAAATATGAGCTCGTACAACTTAGGCGAGACTTTGATAAA